GTGCTCACCACCCAGTTTTGGTACTCCGCACACGCAGACAGACTGGACAAGGACCAACTTCCATTCGTCGTCGGGCTCGATAACCGTGAGGAGTATCGCTTTGATGACATCAAAGACCCCGAGCAGCGGAAGGGGCTGAACGACTTCGTGGAGAAAATGGCCACCGGCAAACCGTTTTTCGACTCCAACTCGAAATACCGAGGTTTCGACGTCTCCAACGCGAATTTTAGCAAATGCTACGAGTGCAAGGAAATTTCGGTGTGGATATTTGATAGGCTCATCTATCCCATGAAGGGCACAGCACCTGCGGTCAATGTGGACACGCCAGAAGAGATCAAAACCGACTACAACGAAGCTAGTAGTATCCTTGCTGCCTCGCCAAGAGGCGCGGCAGCACTGCTGCGCCTTGCCATCCAGAAACTCTGCAAGGAACTGGGGCAACCTGGGAAAAACATCAACAACGACATTGGCTCTCTTGTCAGTGGTGGATTGGATAGAAGGATTCAGAAGGCGCTGGACGTCTTGCGCGTAATAGGGAATGACGCGGTGCACCCGGGGCAAATCGACCTTCGCGACAACCTTGAAACGGCTGAAGGGCTGTTTCGTCTGTTTAACTTGATCGTTGAAAAGATGATCTCCGAGCCGAAGCATATCGAAGAGATGTATGGTCAATTGCCGTTCGAAAAGCTGAAGCAGATAGAGGAGCGGGACAAGAAGTCACTGCCGCAGACATAACCCGATTGGCGATCGCCTCGACGCGACGTGGTAGAGTGAACCAGACCGCTTATAGGCCCAGCCATGTCAGAGAATCGCTACAATCTCCGCCAGGAAGACGACGGCACGCGGACGGTGTTCGACATCTTCACGGGCCTGTCGGTGGAAGTGAATGAGGTTGAGCAGGTCGGCTTGGAGATGGAGCAGGCCGACGATCTGGTCGACCTGTTGAATCTGCTTTACATCAAGCGGCGAAGTGGGTCGGTGCATTGAATGGCGGCTGGAGCTTTAGCCGCTCTTCAGCTTTGCCCGCGTCGGCCCGTCCTCAGTTCATGTGCGATCGCACGCGCCGCCGCTAATGCTGCCTTCCCCCGATCATCAGGATGGAGCGCCGGCTCCTTCGGTCCCGGCTCGACCACGCAAAGTCGCTGCATCTCCTCAATCGCGGCCAGCGTCGTGAAGTCCTTGCCAGCAATCCGCATGAGCTTCAGCCTGCCCCGCTTAGCCTCACGGCGAAGGCCGGCCGGCGAAATGCCGCCCTGCGGAAATGCGATCGGGATGATATCCTTGAGACGCATAGGGGCGTTCGGGTCGGGCCTGTCTTCGTCGGGCGGTCGCATCCTTTTAATTCCTCGCCTTCCGGCAACCAGCGGCCCCCGGCGCCTGCATCCCTTGCAAATGTGGCTTCGGCCGTCGCTAGAAGTTCAAGTAGATATTGACGCCTGGTCGACCGCTATAGCGGTAATCGCCGCTGTAGCCGTAGTCCCGACCGTAGTCATGGCGTGGGAAGCACCTGCCGTAGTAACGGCATGAACGCCAAGCATGGCGCCTGTTCCAGTGGTTGTCTCGCCAATTGCGTCGATGGTTGACCTGCTCAACGGCATCCGTCTGCACTTGTGCTGGCTGCGGCACGTAGATCGGCGCAGCGCTCACGGGCAAGGCGAAGGACGCAGCAAGAACTAGGCCTGTGAGAGCGGATATGAACTGGCTCATGAAGGTATCCTCCTCGATGCCAACGAGATTGCGCCGCCGAGGCTGAACTGCCGATGAATGATTGTCCGCATGCAGAAAAGCCCCTCGCCCGCGAAGAGCAAGGGGCTGGCGCCAGCGTGGGCCGTCGCCGTGAGCGCGTTGGTCCGGTGGTGAGCCGGCAGCCGGGGCGGCTGGTGGTGGCAATCTGCGCTCGGTGTTCTTTAAAACTCATTGCGCCGCCAGGACGCGTAACTCAGCCAATCACGCCCGCCGCGCGCATTGTTGCAGTGCTTGCACGCCATAGCCAGGTTGGACGGATGGCCCGTGCCACCATCAGCGCGGCGCAGCAGGTGTTCCAGTGTAGCAGCATATGGCCGCGCAGCGTCGTATGGTCGGTACGTCAACACGACGTGCTCTCCGCAGTAGCAGCAACGCCCTTGCTGCTGCCAGAACAGAAGCCATTTGAAATACCTTGCAGCGCGCGTGTCCATCGCTGCCTCCATTTGGTCGGCGCCTTCATGGTTCGCCGGCGCCGACTCTTGATCTCGGCTGCCGCAGGTCAGCATGCCTGAGACTCAGGCGGGCTGCAGCCGCTCCGTGGCCTTTTGGATCTGATGAATCTGAAAGGCCAGTTCCTCGATGCCCGACTGTTCCAGCAGCTTGAACTCCAGGACTTCCTCCAAGGTGTGCAGGTTGCTGAAAAGCTCTCCGACCAAGGTAACGGCGACCTTCGCCTGCATCTGGAGATCGTAAGCGTCCTGCGACCAAGGGCGGTGCGGGCTGCTGTCCTCAGCGCCCTGCACCTTCACTCTGCCAGCCTCCGCGGACTGGCGTCTTAATCTTTTGCCTTCTTCAGGCTCAAAGGCGATCGTGGGCACCGGTCTTAATCTTGCAATCGTCGCAGTCATGGTTGGCTCCTCGTGTATCTGTGGTTTACGAAAATAACCCTAGGGTATATCAAAACGCCCGTCAAGGCGAAAAATAACCGTCACGTCTATTTTTGTTGCCGCAAGGGATATGATTTGATATTTCAGAGACATGATTACGCCCGCTCAAATCAAGGCCGCAAGGGCCATGCTCGACTGGAAACAAACCGACTTGGCGGCGGCAGCTGGCCTTTCGGAGATGAGCGTCAAAAATGTGGAGAAGGGCCAGAAGGACTCGAGGATGAGCACCATCCAATCTATTCGCTCGGCCCTCGAATCCGCCGGCATCATCTTCATTGACCAGAACGGCAACGGCCCAGGTGTGCGGCTGCGGGATCGACAAATTTGACAAATTTGTCAAAGACTTGCGCGTTTTCTTGCTATCTTTTCTGCTTGACCGCATAAATTCGCGCCAATAGCTTACAACTCGCGGCCCACCAACCGCACGCCGTACGCGGCGCACCACCACACTGAGGAGACACCGCTAATGCAGTCGGCATTCGTGCCGGCGGCAACGGTCTGTCTCTAGCTGGAGGTGCCTATGCCCCCTACGATACCGCTCGATACAATCTACACCGCCGCGGAGGCTGCGAAGCGCCTCCGCCTGACCAATCGCGGCGTGATCAAGCTTGGCAAGGAATATGGCCTGTGTTCGCGGTCAGGCCGCAACTACCTCTTCTCCGAAAGTGATCTGCTGGCCTTATGGCAGGTTCTGCGAGAGCCGCCAAAAGTGCCGAAACTTCCGACAGCGAAAGCGCATGTCTCTGATCTAAGACTCTACGAGGCCATCCAGAAACTTACCGCCAAAAGGAAAGGCCCCGGTCGGTCGAAATGGGAAGCCACCAATGCCAAGAACAAGGAATTGCGCGAGGCAACAAAGGCGGCAGTCGAGAAATGGAAGGACGACGAACCGCTGGATCACAGCAATCGAGATCCGGCTTATTGGACGCCTGAACGGAAAGAGCGTCGACGGTTGGAAAGCCTGGCGAAGAAAAGGGGATGGATGGCTCGAACATGACCGACAATGACTTCCTGGATGGCCTCCTCACGCCGGAAGAGATCGCTCGGCGCATCACCGCATCGAGCGGCGCGCATATAACGGGCCGCACGGTGTGGGAGAAAGCCAAACGAATCGGCGTGGCCAAGAAGATTGGCAGGTCAATGTTGATATCCATCGAGGATGTTCCGGCGCTTCTTCGGGAGGAGAAGCCCAAGAGAAATGCCTACCTTTATGATCCGATTTCGGCGCCGACAACCGTACATCGGCCTGGCGCTGCACTGGCAGCGTTGAAGCGAGCCAGAAAGAAACGCCAGAAGACGCGGCTGGAGAAGGTGAAGTGAACCTGCCCTCGGCGCGCCTCCTCACCAAAACGCAAGCCGCCAGTTATTGCGGCCTGTCACCAGCGACATTCGGCGGCGTCTGCCCTGTAAAGCCGATTGCACTCGGTGAGGGCGTCCGCATGCACAGATACGACGTTCGCGACATCGACAACTGGATAGACGGTTTCAAGACCGGCGGCGCTGTGCCACCATCCAAGTTTGAAGAGCTCATCAACAAGCTATGAACACGAGTAACTCCCCTCGCCTCATCGGCCGCAAAGAGGCGGCTGAATACTGCGGCATCTCTCCGACATGCTTTTCGATGTGGGTCGCCAGCCACAAGATGCCGCCGGCCATACCCGGCACGCGCAAGTGGGACAGGCGGGCGATTGACGCGAAGCTGGATGAGATCAGTGGATTGGCGGCGACTGAGCCGGAGGATCCCTTCGTGAAGTGGATGCGGGAGCATGGCGGAGAAGAGGCGGACCTCCAAAGGTGGCACCGGCACCGCGATTCGACGCGCGCCGAAGCACCTGCCAGCAATTACGAAGATTGGAAAGCCAAGAAACTTAAGCGCCGGGAGAAATATCGGCCACAGTTGGGATTAGACGCCAAGCTCGAGCGGATTCTGCGGTTCATGGCTGATCACGCGGATTGCGACACCATCGACACCATTCCGGGCGCGGGTCCGGTGACAATCGAATGGTTAGTGGAGAAAAGCGCTGTTCGTCTTGTCGGAACTGACGGCCATGCTCTCCGGTACGCTGTCACGGAAGAGGGTCGCGCGGAACTGCACCGCATTCAGAAGTGGAAATCGCTGACGCCTTAGTACCCCCTTTGGGCGGCCTCTAATCCTTGACTACAACCCGCATTGTGAGACCCTGATTTCGTTTGGTTGTGCTGCGTTAGGGAGGTCGAAGATGACCTTTGACAACGACGTTGAGGTGGCGCTCGCTACCGCCTGCGAAGAGCTTGAGATTACGCGAAAAGAGATGATCCGTCTTATCATGCGCGAATGGCTGGAACAGTACGGTTTTCTACCGTTCCGTGAACTGGACGAGGGAAGCGAGACAAGGGGAAACGCGTAGCGTCGCGAACGCCCGCTGTCGCATCACCACAGCTCAAACACCGCCACAGCATCCCCTCTCCCGGATATCCTTGAACGACGCGTGCCGCAGATTCCCGTCATCCGCCCAGGTTCGATATTCGACTTCGGCGACGAGCACCGACCCAGTGAAGATGGCGCCCTTGCGCTGCCCCTGCCCTATCCAGCTCCGTCGGCGCCGACGTCTATGTACCGCCCAATCGACCGTAGGTAGGCCACGATCTCCGATTTGAGGAAATCACGGTCGCCGTAGGTTTCCTCAATCTGTTCCAGTTTGCGCTCTACCTTCGCATACTCAGCCGGGGAAAGGTCTGCGTCCCCGAGCACGTATTTGTCGTGACCGACCGCACAGATACCGCAGCCGGTCTCCATGATTTCATCGACGAAGGCGGGAATGTCACTCTCCTTCATCAGCTTTTGTTTGATGCTCTGCGCCATAGGGTTGCTCTCGTTCGCGAATTCGCGCGTAGATTAGACAGGCTGCCGCATCACAGTAAACTCGTAAGAAGTGACAATCCTCGAACCGAGCTCGCCCCGGTTCGTTCCATCAATGCCGCCCCTCGCTGCTCGTGCCTTTGCGTTTTCTACATCAGCTCGAACACTGCCGCCTCGTCCTCCCGCTCCCTGATCCCCTTGAATGACGCATGTCGGAGCTTCCCGTCGTCGGTCCAGGCGCGGTATTCGACCTCCGCGACCAGTACCGGCTCGACAAACACTGCGGCTTTTCTCCTCAGGGCTACGGCCGGCGATTTCGTCGCCATCCCCTCGAGGAGCTTCCGCAGCTCTCGCGAGAGATCGTGCGACCAGCCCGTGCCGCAGCCGCCGACATAAACGAGCTCGTCGCCCTGGCGCGCGGCCAGCAGCAACCGGCCGAGATGACCAGGCACAGTCGACGGCTCGAAGCCCACGACCACGAAGCTATCCCGGCGCTTGCAGGTGGTCTTCTGCCACGACTCGCCCCGGCCGGAGCGATAGGGCTTCTCGACGTGCTTGGCGATGATGCCTTCGAGCCCGTGCGCGCAAGCGACGCGGAAGAACTCGTCGCCATCCGCCTGCACTTCTTCCGACAGCCGGATCGCCCCTTCCCGGCCGGCTAGGAGCGGCTCGAGCAATCGCCGGCGCTCGCGCAGCGGTAGCCGGCGAAGGTCGCGGCCGTCGAGATAAAGGAGATCGAAGGCAAAGAAGACGATGGCGCCGGCCTCGACCGCCGAAGGCAACCGCCCGAGCGCCCGCTGTAGCATGCCGAAATCGGAGCGACCTTGGTCGTCGAGAACGACCGCCTCCCCGTCGAGGATCGCTGTCTTTACGGCGAGCCGACGCGCGTCGTCAACAATCGTGGGAAAGCGTTCCGTCCAGTCGTAGCCGCCGCGCGTGAGTATCCGCACCCGGCCAGGCTCGATGTGCACGGCAATCCGATATCCGTCCCACTTCACCTCGAAGGCCCAGTCTGGCCCCTTCGGCGGCTTGTCGACGAGCGTTGCCAGGCAGGGATCAACCCGCGCCGGCATGGGATCAGGCGATGAAATCTCGGGCGGTTTCTTGGCTGACGGTTTCGCCATGACCAATCAACGCACAGGGAAGCAGAATCGCCGCGTTTGACATCGGAAGAAAGACTCCCAGTACCCGTCGATCGACGGGTACTGTTTAGTACACTAAACCTGCTTAGCCTGGGTCATTGATCTGAAAGGCCCAGCCATCTTCGGTCTTATACGAGCGCTGCCAATTATAAGAATCTTTGTCGTCCCACTCCATCTCGGACCACGGGCCGAAGCAGTTATTTTCGTGCGAGCATAAAGCCTGAATGTAATTTGGAGGCGACGACCCGTCGCTTCCAGAAATACCGCCGTTTTCATTATTAACCGAAATGCTGTCAGCGTAGAACTGGCCGTTATACCAATCGCCGCCGGAGAGTCGCCGATGAGTGATTCCTAGGTATCCGCTGTATTGCTGATTGCTGGCGCCATGCACGTAAACAGAGAATGCAACAAACTTGTCCTTATAGCTGCACCCGTAACCGTCATAGTCGTAAATGCTATTAGAATCGTCCCACTTTACTGTGTAGGTCTGCCTAGGAGCGATGGTCTGAGGCCAATTCACGCTCGTGCCGCTCTCGATGCACCTGCTGATGGTTTTCGTAATTTCGACCGTCTTGTCTGTGTTGTTGATAATGTCAAATTGATGCGACCCCTCGGCGTAGGCCGCGGTCGATCCAACGAGCGAAACACTTGCAGCTATGAAGATCCGCGCACGCAGTCTCCCCAGCTGCTCAAGTTTGCTTGAGCAAGCTACCTGTATTTTCATCGGATTACTTCCCTGTGGTTTTGCGCATATCCGCTCCGCGCGGGCGTTCGCAGGGCATTCGCAGCCTATGCGGCGTCTCACGCGGTGCTTGACCATATCTAACCCGTGTTGGTTGTAAATTTTAACTGTAAATATCCACTGGAAGTTTATTTTTCCGTACATGATAGAGCCGTTCACCACCGGTCGGTTCTTCCTGAGGAGGTCCAATTTTAGGACAGCGCCTCTCTCCTCGCCCTTCGACCGCTATAAGGCGTTTTGGCGGCCTGCGGCGGAAGGGCAAGAGCAGTGACGTTGAAGATATCAAGAGTTCGCGGCCGTACTGAACCGCATTGACTCTTCTCATGCCGGGAACATAATAGGAACATTCAGGGCGATGCGGCGCCATTCCATCAATCAGGGGCGAAAACTAGAAAGACGCGCGTTATGCGAACACTTGCCGATGAGATAGGAACCGCGATTGAAGTCGATCTTGCGGTAATGCCTCAGCACCAAAGGCGGGCCTATGCCGGCCTCGACCAGTATCGCCGTCCCGTCGAGGTGCGCGGCGTCCATGAACTCGCCAAGGGAATTGCCGAATCCTTCGGTGCCTTTGCCATCTTCGATGTCGAGACGGTGCTGCAGTCTCCGGCGATCGCACCATTCGTTACGCAGACGCTCTACTCGATCCCGCTAGAACTGAGGCGGGCCGCCTGCGACCGCGACCGACTAAAAGCAGAAAGCGCGCGAAAGGAGATGGCGCGGATAATCTCGTCCGCACTGCTGGCGCGATACCATTTCGAGCCCTTGAAGCACGTCGGCGCCTCCTGCCATCCGAATTGGGAAGAGGCCTTCGAGCAGCAGTTTGGCGCCGGCCGAGGAGGACGATCAAGCGGATGAGTGACGAACAGGGCGCGAAACCCCACTACGAGTCCGGCCCCTATGTCCATTACTGCGAGCATCCTGGCTGCACCAAATGGGGTGGCTTTGGTTTCGCCGTCGGCCGGTCGGAGCCGAATTGGTTCTGCTTTGCGCATCAGCCAGAGTGGAAGGGCAGAGTTCCGGTAAGCCCTCATTGACGCCGCGAGCGGCCACGGTAGCTTCTGCGATCTGGAGGAACGATATGTGCGAACGAGTTTACATCAAGAGCACGCTTTCGGACCTGCTGCGGAATTTCTCTAACGGGATGAACAAATTTAGCGCCCTTTTTGATTTGAAGGGCCGAATCTATCTGTTCTCCGCCGCTCAATGACGGGATCATGCGGCCGAACGTTTATGGTGCGTTCGCTCCGGTAAGTCCTACCGAGATCAGACACGATTTCAATTTCGCAAGTCGCCGTTGATGTAGCAACAATGGAGACCTTCATGGTTCCATTCGCGAACCACGCCTGCGGCATCGCATTCGTCTTCATCATTCGAAGAACTGCACCTCGGTAATACTTTGCAGCGGCGGCGAAGCCCGGCCCCTCAGGCAGCACAGTCGCGTCCCCCAACTTCAGCAGAAGTTGACATTCGCCGATTCGGTCGAGGAACGCGACGTACTGGCCCAAAGCCCAATAACCATCGAGATCGTTGTATCGGCTCACAAATGTTCCGAGGACGCCGTGACAAATCCCTCTAAATTGCTTTCTTCTGGACATCTTCCGGGCGCAATCACGATTCCAAGCTATCGTCTTATGAGCGTTGCAGAACACGTATTAACGTTCTGTGCGGCGAATCGCGTTCCGTATCGCGGATGATGAATGAAACAGTCTCGAAAAGAACCTCTACCATCAAATCGTTGAAAGATATCAGCCAAAGCCTTTGGTTGAGGGCTTTCCATTGGGTTGTCTCCTCCCCACCAACAACCTCATTGAAAGTCCATGGATTGACCGGATACCTGCACGCCTTCAGACTTTCAACGTTCATCGGCGTTATTCGGAAATCGATAACGTCTCCAAATTTAAGCACGACATTGCCGCCTCCCGACCGCTCGGAGGCTTCATAGCAAATGAAAACGTCATTCGCATTGAAGTGCACCGCCGGATTTGCGACGGTTCCCAACTCAGGAAATGCCTCTTGGGGACTTGTTACTTGCATGATTGATCGCCGCCCGCATCGGTAGAATATGGAGGCAGGGTTCGCTGCAATTCGTCACCTTGTCAACAGGAAGCGCTGGGCGACGATTGGCAAGGTTGGTGGCCGGACGATGGTGACGATGGCCTGACACAAATAGAGCTGCAGCGGGGGAGAGCTGCAGCTCCGAGCGCGACGTTGGCCATCACATAGCTGGGGCTCAATTGCCCTGTTCCATTCAAGGGAACCGCTTCGAACGTCGCTTGCGCATATTGTACTCTCTCCCGAAGTGGGATCAAGTTCGTGACAAGAAAAGAGCAAGGAACCGACGATGGGAGAAATCCACCAATTCCCGAAGACCGCCGAAGAGCAGGAGGCAGAGCGCCAACTGACCGAGGCTATGCACACGTTCAATGTGGCCATCAAGCACGCTGTGCAATGCGGGTTCGAAATTGAACTGAGGCCGGGGACGTGGTCATTCACCACATACACTGACATGCCGGTGCCTTACATCGACTTCACAGCTCGTCTTTCGGGAAGGCACGTCTAGCGAGAGTTTGAACCGCTACCAGAGCCGGTGTAAAAAGATGGCATTGTTCTGGAACATTGCGGCCGGCACATTGTTTGAAGGTCGTTCCTATTCAGAAGGTTGTTTTCTCCTCTGAATTTCGACTGGCGGCCAATCGCGCTTGTCGGACAACTGCAGCGCTCCATTCCATCCTCCGGAGCGCTGATTTTTTTCAGCAGATCAGAAGCTTCAGAAGAGACCGCGGCAAAGCGGCCAGGAAGAAAACTTGGAACTATCGGCGGACCAAGGAGTTCGTTAGCAGTCGCTTTTCCCTGAAGCGGCTGTTTCAGCGAGGTCGACGTATATTCCCCTTCGCAAATTCGCCTAGTCGACCCGCCAGGCAGCGCCTCTCGTTCCCCTCCTTAGAGGCGCTGCCACCTCAGCGCAGCAGCTGAGCCCAGCGCGCTGGCTGGCTTCGTTGGCCTCTCCATCTATTTCGCGGAGAGTTTTTGCTTCTCCAGTTCGTTTGCCCGGACATCCCGTCGGTCATTATATATGTATTCCAACGATTTTGCGGCGATGAACGTCATGAACAAGAAGACGCTAACATAAACGAATGGCTCCCCTATTTTCTCGACCGTGGTTGCAGTCGCTTGAAGCGCGCCAACCTTGATGGCTAAATTAACTGCCCAGTCTTTCGCAGCCCAAAGCCCCAATGCAAAAGTTACAATGTTGAGAGACAATATAAGGGCAAGTTTCAACGGATCTTTGCGATAGACGATTAGAAAAAAAGCACACGTTACTACAACCAGACCGGCGATGGTGTAGCCAAACCCCTGAAGCAACCTATCTAGCTGGACCTCGCTCATGGCCGTCTCTTGCCCTCCATGCAACTCGCGATGATCAATGCTGGAATGGAGCACAAGACCAAGAAGAACGAGTAGTCATATACTGAAAATGGCAGGGCAGATGAGACACCATGAATTGCGACAGAGAAGCCGTAAAACGCGTACATTCCTGCGACAACGCGCACGTAGCTTGCAGGTCCATTGAACCGAAAGAAGTGTCTCGGGAACACAAAAGCTAAAAGACCTTTCAAGTCGAGCAAAAGGTCGCTCTGCCGGCGTCGCTCCTTCCGGCGAGGCCCCGGAAGGCTTTCTCCAGTCGCTGACATCGAAGCCCCCACAACAACAGGCATCAGAAAGATGCGCTAAAATCAGAGTACAACTGCAACCAAGGCATAGCAACCGTTCGGCCCGCTTTGCGCTGTGGTATTTTAGCCAAAGCTGAATTTCCAGTCGCAGGGGTTGCCCGCCAAAAACAAAAAAAGGCCCGCCACCGATTAAGGGGCCAAGTGCGTGTTTGTTTGCCGGCATTCTATGTTGATGTCCTGCGGCCGGACGTGCGGCTTTCGAAAACGCGATCAAGCCTTTCATGGACGCCATCGATCCTGTTGCCGACGCCCTCAATAGCGCGAAGCAGTTGCGCCGTGCTTTCCTGAAGCCCAGCCTTGGTGGCGAATGTTTCGGCGGAATGAACGCGATGCTGGGCCAAATCAGCAGCGGCCCGATCAGCCTTGTCCTCCGCGGCCTTCACCTTGCTTTCCACGCGCCACCAAACGCCTGAGACCGCGCCAAAGATCGTGATTATGAACACCACGAGTTCTGCCGTAATCGTCATCGCCGCCCCCGAATAGCCGCAGCGACCGATTGAATGCCGGCAACACCCGCTCCAGAGCCGAACACCGCGGCTATGATCTGAGAGGCGTATGGCTTCACACTCGGCGGCAGGTCGGCGATGTGGCCGGAGAACAGGAAGACGCTATCGAGGCAGATCGCACCAAGCCAGAAGCCGACAGGCGCCGCGAAGAGCGCCCACACGTACCAGAACACGCGAGACTGCATGGCGGTGGCGCGCGTTTCTGCTTCGGTGGCGATGTATTTGGAGATGACCTCGCCGGCGACTTTCTGCCGTTCGGTTTCGTTGTCGATCGACTTGTCGAGCGACGTAAGGATCCGATCGAGCGGGCCGTTTGTAATCCATTTTAGCAGGAGACTAAGCATTGCACCTCGGTACGGGTTGTGCTGCTATCCGCACTCAACCTGAGTGCAAGCCATGTTCAATGAAGAAATCGACATCCCCTGCCCTGAATGTGGCCAAGAGGCCAGCAAGACAGTCGATTGGGTGAAAGCAAACGACGAGCTCTCCTGCAGAAGATGCGGGAGCGTCATCGAGTTGGAGAACGAAAAACACTTGCTCATCATCGAGCACGTGACGCAGAGCATCACGAAGCTAAGACGATCGCTCGCCAAGTTTCGCAAGGAGCCACGAGGCACGCGAGGGATGAGGTGAGCATCATCCGTTACACCGCAGCTTCCTTGCCGCGCCAGGTATTCCAGCGGCGGGCGATAACATCGCGATACCGGTAAGCTGCGTAGCAAAGCGCCAGCACCGCGACACCCGCCGCAATCCAGCCCCACGGCAAGCCAGCCATGAATGCCACCGCGCCAGAGCCGACCGCTGAGCCCGCGCCCTTGGTCGCTGCATCGCGGAGCGCTTTGGCATCGCGCCGTAGCTGCGACAGCGTAGCCGGCCCAAGAATGCCATCCGCCTCAAGGTGCGGGTGCGCCTTCTGGTAGGCGATAATCGCTTCTCTGGTTTTCTCTCCCATCCAGCCGTCGATAGCGCCGGGATTGAAGCCCTTGCTGGTGAGGATTTCCTGCGCCTCCTTGACGACGGCGTCAGGCTTGCGCGGCGGTTTCGGCTTCGCTTCTTTGACTGATCCACCCGCAGACGCATACCGCCCACTCAGGAACAGTTCGGCTTCTTCCTTGCGGCGACGCACAAGCCCCGGCAACTTCTTGCCTCCGGCCGTGCTGTAATGACTGCCGAGATAGGCCGCGGCGCCTTTGATGTCGCCAGCGCGCCAAAGGTCGGCCCACGTCCATTCCATGGCGCCTGCGCCGAGGTTGTAGATTGCCGATACAGCGGCGTCCATCTGGTGCTGGTTGCGGTTCTTCGGTGATCTGCTAACGACGGCAGGCTCGAATTCTTCGGCCAGCACCTCGGCGAAGATCGTGTCGGACTGATCCGAGGTGATCTTCGTCTTGCCAGGAACCAGCTTCGTAATGCCCAATTTGCCGAGCGCTCGACGCACCGCGGCACTGCGCATCGTAAAGCCAGTGCCGATCGTCGGCACGCCAACCGGATCCAGATAACAGGTCAGCGGGTTGCCTTCGTGGCCACGCATAAAGGCGCGCCCACGCGGTGACGTGGTCGTGATGGTCATGTTTTGGAGGGTCCTGTAGGTTGTGCGGTGCCACGGCTGTGTCAGAGCCACCCTGCGCGGTCGCCGAGGCGGTTTGCTCAAGGCTCTCGTAGACAAGACTTGACTTGAGGATTTCTTAGGGTCCGCGGTGTATGCGTCGGCAAAGACGCGCACAGAGATTGGTCATGAGATTAAGAACTATTCAGTTTCACAGCCATCCGGTTTTAGGTGACCTGCGACTTGACTTCACCGACGTAGCAACGGGCCGGGCATTCGACACGGTGGTGCTGGCAGGGGAGAACGGAACCGGAAAAACCGCAATCTTGCAGGCGATCTACTCTGCAATGTCGGGAAACCGAGCAGACGCTCCGACAATTGAACTTGAGCTTTCAGTCGGCGACATTCGCCGCCTTAGAACATACTATGGTGCCGAACGGCTTCAGCCCAAAAGGGGGTTGGCTGTAATCACCGGCACCCCTGCAGACCCACAGGCGATTCCTCCTTTCCTCGAAATCGAACTTGAAAACGGAGAAATTATCCGTCGGCCGTTCGACGCCGGCGGGACCCTAAGAAACCAGCCCTTTCGCTGCCTGTTTAACGAGGCCCACCTCGGTTATGAGGATGTTTCGGTACAGAGCTTCAAACCTACAGAATTCGATGAACACGATGTCGATCCCATTAAGGCTGGAGCCAACCTTGGCCGTGAGATATCACAGCTACTCGTCGATTTGACCGCTGCTGACAACGAGACGCTAGCGAGGTGGGTTGACAGCAATCCTGGTGAAGCGGTGCCAGAATTCATGCGTCGTCAACGCATCTCACGCTTCGATAGTGCGATCCAGTACATGTTTCCGACCAAGAAATTCGGAAACCTCATAACAGAAGGAAGGGCGGTTTCCCCGAGCTTTACCGAGCGAGGCAAGGAATATCCAATCACCTCGCTTAGCTCAGGGGAAAAACAGATTCTCTTCCGTGGAGGGTTTCTACTGCAGTATCCGCACATCACCTCCGGAGCGGCCATTCTAATTGACGAACCGGAACTGGGCCTGCATCCAGATTGGCAATCCAAGCTTATCGGCTTCTACAAACTACTTTGCCCCGAAAGCAAGGACGAGGCCAATCAGCTCATTTTTGCAACTCACTCCCCATTCCTCGTTCATGATTCAGCGAACACAAGAGTGGTTGTTCTCGCCAAAGAGCCTTCCACAGGCAGCATTCAAGTGGAGCCTGAACCAACCTTTCTCAGCACAGGGCACGCGAGGGTGGTTCAAGCGCTGAACATCAGCTCAATTCTTAAGCTGTCCGCTAAGTCGGTCATCGTGCTGGTTGAAGGCGAGACGGATCAATTGATTTTCGAAACGGCTTGGTCGAAGCTTCGGCCGAATTCACCATGCCCTTACGAGTTTAGGTCCGCCTACTCCCGCTCACAAATACGAACGATCCTCGCGTCTGACACCGCCTACAGACGTGAGAACAAAAAGCTAGTGGGCATCTTTGACTTTGACGAGGCGTATGGCGATTGGGATCACTTGTGGAAGAAAGAAGCCGTCACAGTGGAACCCGATCCGTCAGAGGGGCTGACGAAACGGCACCCTAGCCACATGTTGTGGGCAATGTTGCTACCCGTCCCTGCCAAGAGACAAAACATCGCGGGAGCTGAGTTCGGAAACAGCTCCCGACTATCGATCGAGTTGCTCTTCGATCGCGCAGAGGAAATTCCCGGCCTAATAACGATGAAGAAGGCCGTCGGCGGAGTGATGGTCCCGCACGTCTCGACGAAAGCAAAGACGCTATTCAGTGAGCTTGTTGCCTCATACGATTCATCTGAGTTTGCGAACTTCGCACCCATATTCAAAAGACTTGATGAGGTATTCCGCTATGTAGTCGCTCCAGGGGCGTCCCAGGTTAGGTAAGAAGGGCGCGACCGAAGCCGCGCCTCCTACATTCAGGGCACGATATGGCAACCGGCTACGCACTTAAACTACGTTATCCGCCTTGTTGCCGTAGAGCACCCAAAGGCCCGCAACATAGACCAGCGCCAACGTATCGGCAGCATTGGTGAACGTGAAGTCGGAGCCGATCCGGATATTTCCGGTGGCGTGCTTTACGGTCACGTCGCGGGAAGAGCTGTTCGGACGTAGAAGAAGAATGTCTCCCTCGACGCCACCGTTGATGGTGTCGAGGTCGTCCGTCGCTGCTGCGCCCTCTGTATCGATTAGGTGATAGCTGCGCGTTATTTGGACAACGCCACCAGAGATGGTCAGCAGCGACGGAGAGCCCACGGAGCGAAAGGCCCCAGATCGTTCGACTACACCATCGAAGAAGTCCCCGTCGAGAGCGACCGCATCGGGAACCGATTTGCCGCCAAGGGCGTTGTTTCGAACCGTGATATTGATTGTCGTCGGCTCCGTTACGAACGGGCTGGTTCCGTCCGTGCGGGTAGTGACCTCGACGCCGTACTCCGTGTTGTTGGACGAAACACCTTGCAGATACACGCCGCGGATGTTGCTGTTCGAAGCAGTAATGACACCAACACCCGACTTGCCATTGAAGGCGCTCCGAATTCCTGTAATCGTCACATGGTCGATGTCGCTGCCGTTCGGGTTGACAAGAACGCCATAGCCACGCGCATTCTGTACGTCGGCGCCAGCAATCTGGACGTTCTTGGACTTCTCTACCCACAGACCATCGTTGCCGCTATTCGCGTAGTTCACCGCGCGGTTCATGTACAAACCGATCTGCACAAACTCAGCGTTGCGAATCGCGCAACCAGCCTTATTGCCATCATTCGGCTGGCCCCAGACGTTGTGACCGACATCTTCGGTATAAAGCGTCTTGATCTGGACCCGTTTGATCGTGAAGGCGTCTGCGTCATCCATTTTGAAGCCGCAGCCATATGGAGCGAACGTCTTGATGTTTCCGTAACTGTGCCGCTCGTTGGTGATTGTTCCCGAAGGCTGCTTGGCGCCGAGGCGGATCGTATGCTCAAGGATGTTGTACGCTTCGACGTCGCCAACCGTGACGCGCTCGACGCCGCCCCATACGATTGCATTTGCCCCCGGTGTCATGTTGCCGCGAGGCGTGGACATCGCGAGAGAGATGGACGGATCGACGCCTTCCGCATATACCGAACCGACGGCGACGATGGAGCTATCCCGGCCCGCAATGCCGGTGACGAAGTTCGTCTCAATCACACGGCCTATCGTTGTGCGGAACGCATTATCGATGTTGATAACGCTGTCGTGCATGTCTACCTCGACAAGCCCAATGGCGTTACCAGTGCCTCTGATCAACAGCGCGCCTGCATCTATGGCATCCGCAGCGCCAGCAGCTCGGTTGTTGTTGAGGTTGACTGAAGTCGCGATATACCGCCCGACATTGCAGCCACCGCCGACTTTAACCATCGTCCGGATCGTGTCGATTCCAGCGACAAGATGCGTTTTCAGATAGTTGATATCGCAGCCGGTGCCGAGGTCGATCAGTGGCGTGTTGCGATCGGCGCCAACGGGTTCAAAGGTCGGCAGAAACACCGACCCCTCCTCGCAGCGGATCACCGCATTGTTGCGGATCGTTATCCACCCGTCGAATTCATAGTTCGCCTTGGGAATCCGCATCTGCGCTTTGGTGAACGCGAACATCTCGACGATGTCCGAAAACATCGCGGGGGTGATGACATCCTCCGCATTCTCCCAGCGCTTCAGATTGACGTTTGTCTGAAACTGGCCGGGCGCGAGCGGCGAACCGTCTTCGGTGACTTCGACCGCCTTGAACGCGCCGCCGTCGCCGTATGCATTCCGCCCAAGCAATTGCAGGAAACGGACGCTGTTCGGGAAAGAACCCGACTCCGCCGCTGTCACCGTGTCAATGCCAGTCACGTACGCCGCAGCGGCTTCAGCACGATCGGCAGCAGCCTCAGCGGCAGCAACGATCGCCGCGCTGGCCTGATCGCTCACCAGCCGGAACGTCGAGCCAGAAACGATGCCCATGACGATCATGCCGGCAGTTAGCCCGCCAGCGGTGACGTCGTTGCCGCTGTTCGTCTTGATCGTGAGTGCGGAGCCGCCGTTGAAGGAGACGGTGACCGGCGAGGCAGTATTTGCCTCGAAGATGTTCATCCAGATCAGCGCGGACGATGATACCGGGATGCTCGTTGTCGCTTGAATTGCGTTCGGAGTGCCGGCGCCGACGTCCGATGCGATGATGAAGCTGAATGGCAGGTCGGCCATTCGCGTCCACGATCCGACGCCAGAGGCGCCGATCTTGCGGTAAATGCCGTTGTTGGCGACCGTTGCGTCACCAATCACCCACGCCATGCTGTTCGCGGCGTGCGCGAGATTAGCATCGAGAGCGGACTTGCTCGAAAAGATCAGCCCGCCCGTAGAAAGAAAGGCATTGATGATGTTTTCGTACTCGCCCAGCAGTTGGCGAACATCACTCTTTTTTACCTTGTGGCTGCCGGAGGCCGGTACGCCATCAGTCTCATAATCGCGAAACACGGTTGCTGCGGTCGCCATGTCTTCTCCATAAAAAGAAAAAGCCCGCTAGGCGGGCTGTAAAATGCTGATTTTGCTGGGACTCGACGCACGCGTCAGGTGACGACAAACGCCCCAGTCGCTACCGCCGTACCGGCAATGCCAGACGGGTTGATCGACCGAAGCCAGCCGTAGTAGGTGCCGGCGGCCAAGCTCGTCACGACGCGCAGATCGGTCGCGCTAGGCGGGCCGTACTCGGTTGCCGCAAGCGTTGCCGTTCCCAGGTTGTCGACGGTGTTGATGTAGATGCGGCCGGCGAAGTAGTTGCTGCTGTTAGGCGCGGTCCATTGGAACTCCGCCTGCCCAACGTCCGGCGTCACAGACACACCCGTAACCGGACCCGGCGCAACCGGATCCGCCGTAGCCGTGAGAAGCGCGTAATCGGTCCACTCGGACTTCGTGCCGCCGCCCCACGCTCTAAGCCTGACGCGATATTCCTCGCCGTCGACGAGATAGCCGGAACGAACCTGCGTATCGCCGGCAACCGAGAACACAGACTGCACGCCCGTTGAGCCGCTGGTGCGGTCGTATTCGAGCTCGTATGTCAGTGTGTCGTCGACGAAGGTCCACGTCGCATTGATGAATGCTGCCGTGGCGCCGCCCGAAACGACTTCAGTTTGGATAGTCGGCACGAAGCCCGTAGGAACCGGCACGCCCTCATCGGGTAACGGCTCGACGGACTCGCCAGGCTCGCCCTCTTCCGTTGCGGCGTTGAAGCTGTAAAGCGACGCCGAAACCAGAATGCCTGAGAACGAAATGCGCATGTTGCGCAGATCGATCGTCACGCTGGACGTGATCTCCACAACGGCCTCAGCCAGCCCCCGCGACGGATAATGAACCGTCACGAAGCGCCGATACGGGATGTCCCTGACGCCTTCAGCCGTGTAGTCCGCGACCACCGATACGCGCCGAGCGTTCGCCCTGACAAACGTCAGTTTCTGCTTGCGCTGGCAATGGTTGTGGCTCTGGATTGCCGCGTTGTCGAAAGTCCGCGTGCGCTCCGTGTTGTCATCGACGACAGCATACGGGTCGCCGTAGATCGCCGCGTCTTCGGTGATATAGTCTTTTGCCGTGTTGACGTAGCGGCCGCGAACGCCGAGCACCGTATTTGCGCGGCGTTTGTTCTTGTCGACGCGGATGCTGTAAATGCTCTTGGCTTCCAGCCGCACATCGGGCGTAACGAACTCGCCTGCATGCACGCCAATCTTGCCGTCGGCGCGCTCATAGACGACGAGTTCTGCGGCCTCATCCATGATGCGGCCAACCTCGATCGGGTCATTGCTGGCGCGGAACCAGAAGCCGCCATGATAGCGCTTCTCCGTGCCGCCGCTGCGGTTCGTGACGTTCTGATCACAGACATTCGCCGCGTTCGCCCAATCCGGCAAATACATGTTCTCGTAGGCCATCTTACCGCCGACCGGATGACAGAGGTGCCAGAGCCGCATCAGCGCGAGATTGCTCGAAAACCCCCAGGTCAGCGGGTTGTTGGTGCGGTGCGAGCCCACCCCACCTTGCGTGCTGTCCTTGCGAGGATCGTAAAGCAATGCGCCGTCGCCAACCGCCGAATGCTCTGGCATCTGGTTGGGGTAGACGTCGAGGAAGTCTTTCTGGTCGACCGTGCGGCACGTCATCAAGACGGACGCGAGGCCATCGCCGCGGCAATTGTTATCCCAAATGGTCGGGAACGCCGTGACGACTTCCGAGTACGCCGTTTCAGCGTTCAGCCCGAGCTTCGTCTTGATGTGAACGAAGCTGACGCCATCCTTGTCGTAATGCCCCGGCTCGGTCACGCCGCCGTCGACGTTCAGAGTGGCCTTCTCGTCGTGCAGGTAGTGGGAGACAAACGCATGTATGCGATGTCCCGCCCACACCATGATGTGATGAGCCTTGCCGCCTTTCTCCTCTAGAAAGACGTAATCGCTACCCTTCTTGACGCGCCCCAGCACGTAGGGCAGTGAGGGCACGCTTTGCTTCAGGTTATAACTGCCATCATCCGGCTTCGGCACGGCTGGCTTGGATGCAAACGCGCCTTGAAGAACGGCCGCGCCAAGTGCAAGGCCGCCGTAAAGCAGGGCCGACGTGCCGAGATAGAGCGCATTGGCTAGGGCCGTCGTTGTCGCTATCGACGACACAATCAGCGAAATGGTTTCGATCACGCCAGGCAAACGCTTGCCCCCTTGTTAGATTTCCCACGCCGCTAGCGTGCGCGCCGTCATGCGGCCGAAGCCGCCGTGCATGCGCACAAGCCAGCCACTGCCGTCATGGATGGCGCCGAACTGGCGATGAATGTTTGATGGGCCGCCGATGACGCCGATGGCGCCCCGTTGCGGGTGCTGGATGCGCTTGCCGCTGGCAGGCACACACTTGGCCACCACCGCAGGAACGCTACCCGCAGCGGTTATGATGGCGCGGAAGCCCTCGTCGCTGTCGTAGGCGCCGCGTAGGTGTGCGGCAGGGTCGGGATGGCCAAGCCAAACCGCCCAGTCCGCGAGCACCATGCAGCAATCAACCGTTCCGGGTTGCCAAGGGCGAACGTTGTTGTCGGCGAGGAATAGATCTAGTTGGTCATTCGTCGTGTTTACACTATATATAGTGGTCACTCCGGATGGATGGCCATCCCGAATCCTTCAATCAGTTCCAGATTTATGGAGGCCATATTGGCTGCGAGACTTGCATGCTCTGTTCAGGATTGCGTTGAGCCCTGCGTTGCGCGAGGCTACTGCAACACCCACTACCGAAAGTTCATGTACCACGGCGACCCGCTTGCGGGCCGGACGAAGAAGCCAGCGAAGAAAGGCGAACCGCTTCAGTGGCTACTCGACCACGTCGCCCATGCCGACAAAGACGAATGCCTGACGTGGCCGTTCTCACGTTTCCAAAATGGTTACGGCCTGATCGTGAAGGACGGGGCCAGCTACGGCGCTCATCGGTACATGTGCGAACTAGTCAACGGAGAGCCGCCGACCCCGGAGCACGTAGCCGCTCATTCCTGTAACAAGGGCAGAGAAGGATGCGTTAATCCCCATCACCTTCGATGGGCGACCAGCCAGGAGAACACTCTTGACCGATTTGATCACGGAACAATGCCGACTGGCTCAGCATCGCATTTCGCGAAGCTGACGCCGGAGCAAGTCGGTGAAATTCGCAAAATAGGCCGATCAAGGACACAGCGCGATCTCGCCAAGATTTATGGCGTTTGCAAAAGCACCATTGGCTACATCGTCCGCGGCGAGAACTGGGCTACCAGTTAGGCCATTTAATCACGGCGTCCCTCATCAGCGGCACGCGCTTGCAGAACTCGTCATCAGCCGCCGATGGATTGAGCAAAGCTGCCCGCGCCCGCTGGTCGACGTCCGAAAGCACCGCGCCGTTGGTGACGGTGCGAAGCGTGAATCGGTTCGTGACTTCCAAATTGACGACCGACGTAATGCCGTCCGCCGTAGACTCGTCGGCAACATCGAGGTTGTCGATTTCTCCGGTAAACACCACGATCGGATCGCCGTCGGGCTGTTCGTCCTCGTCGAGGATCTGCAACTTCACGACAAACGGCGAGCCCTGCACGCTGGCCGTCTCGTCATATTCCCAGATGCTATCCGCAGCCGACTGGCTAACCGAAATCAGCGACAGCGCGAGCGTGTAAGCCTCGCCGTTGATGGCCGCCTCGAGCGACTGCAGCGCGTCTTCGGTGAACTGCGCCGGCCGATAGAAGTTGCCGTCGCCGTCGACGAAAGTGCCGCCTGTGCCATCCCACACGCGAATGGTCTCCTCCGGCAACACGACGTCGCAGAGGATGCGCAGTGATTTAATGGACATCCTGCGCCCCGTCGACACGCCGGAAGATCAGCCGCCAGCTGTAGGTAGCGCGCCGAATCACCTGGAAAGGCTCGTACCCCTTCGCGGACCACTCGTTCAGGGTGGCTTCGACAGTGGTGTGCTTGTCCTCGAGTAGGTCAATAACCTTGTACATGCGCCCCTCCTACTGATTCCAATAATCAACTGCCTCTACAAACGAGACAGACGGCAACGAGAATTTACCCACCGCGTTCTGGTCGATGTCCATGCCGCGATCCTCCGCCAGGTGGCAGAGGCACGTCGGCTGGTCGAACTCGAGATCGGCGCCGGCAGGAATGAGCTCGCGCACGGAAGGCGAAATCGGCACGGTCCAGATGTCGCCATCTATCGACGTAACCGGCCCGGTTTCGTAAAGGGCGTGGTTGTATGAGAAACGCACGCCGACGAGGTTGGCGTCGGCGTTGATGATGCGCAGCCGGATCGACGTTGCGCCGACCGCAGTTACACCGTCGGTAACGACCGATATGGCGCCCTGCGTGTACGGCGTGTCGTCGTCAAACGGGCTGTCGTCGCTGTGGTCCGTCTCGATAACCGGCTCGAATTTGCCGGAGACGTAAGGCGCCGACAGGCTGGAGCGAACGCGCACCGCAATCAGACCGGGGCGTCCTCCGAGTTTCTGTCGAATCGCGTTCCACGTCTGCCAGGCCCGTCTGTCGCGGTTTTGCATCACGATGCCTGAATACGTGACGCTCCAGAATCCCAAGTCCGTGCGGGTCGACGGTTCGATTCCGCCGAGCGTTCGGCCTCCAGATCTGCTGAAAGGGACCAAGTCTGCCGACGCCTGCTGCGGCGTTAGCACGCATACTGGCCATTGGATGATGCCTGACATTGCCGCTCCTTAACGCCACTCGGCGCCGCCCTTCTGCTGCTGATATTTTGAGACTGCAGCGGGCGCTTGCTGATTGGCGGCCGAGAGAATTCTGGGCGCTGCCGTGGTCACTGCGGCATTGCTTTCGCGCCTCACGTACGCCTGAAGTTTTCCGTCGTCGTCGACCGTAACCCCCACCTGAACATCCACAGCCTGCTGCCCCGCGCTACTACGCTTGGGAATAGCCGGGGTTTGGAACTTAACCGGGATGCTGCGACCATCTGGCAACGGAACGGCCGCTTCCGGACCAGCCTCACCGAAGATTGCCGCCGACCGAGAGACACCGCCGCGAGCAAACTTCTTCAGTGGCTGCGGTCTGCCGTGAGCAGCGATACCGCCCTTAGCAAACGGGAAGATCGCGCCGAGCAACCCGCCGAGGAGCCCTCCGCTTCCGCCTCCGCCAGCTGCGCCAAACGGCCCCTTGCCGAGTATTGCCGCTTGTGCGACGGCCTCGATGAGGGTGTTCAGAAACTTGTCGAGCGCCTTGTTTCCGGTTTCTATTTTGGGAATGAGTTCGGAGAATGCGTCGTAGAAGGCATCTCCGAAGAACTCTGCCTGCTCACGCACCTTATCCTGGGTGGCTGCAAGTTTCTCGGCAGCCGAGGATGCATTGGCATAGCCAGCCGCGAGGGTGTCGATCTGCGCAGCAAGTTCCGGTGTGATTTCTTTGCCGGCGCTTTTTGCTGCATTCAGAAGATCTTGCTTTGATGCAGCAAATTCAACGGCATATCCGAAATCATTTAGAAGCGGATTTAGTCCAGACTGCGCTGCCGTTTCAGCCTGAATGGCTGCGGTTCGTTCCTGAATCTGCTCGATTTCTCGCTGCAGTTCGTCAGCGCTGCCACTACCACCGCCGCCTCCCCCTCGACTGCGACCGCCGCCTCCGCCGCCGCGACTCGGTGGCGGCTTGAAATCAGGTAAGGAGACTGGATTAACGGCGGCTTTCTTGCGCTTGCCGCCTCTCGTCCTTGGACCACCCAGAGAAGTCGACCCAGACTCGGGCACGGCTTCGATACCGTTCTCGCCAAGTTGGTAGCCTTCGACAAAGTCCGGCATGGCTGCCGCAGCGGCCCTGACTTCGGCAAGCTTGCCGAGCACCTCATTCAGGCGAGCGACCGCCTCGGTGTTATCGAATCCGAGGTTGGTGTTTTTCTCAATGGTCGCCTGAAGCAGCTCGACTTCCCGCTCGAGCGCCTTTACCGCGTCCTCCGCCGGCTCTTTATCAACGTTTATCACGTTCCCGGCGGCGTCGGTTACGCCGGAGATTCTGTTCAGCGTATCAAGGACCGCATTCAATCCCTCGTTGTTAGCGAGGAAGTCCCTGAATGCCGTGTCGGCGTCCTGAATTTTCTTTATCAGGCCAGAAACGTCGAAACTATCAATGGCGCCGGCTGCATTGTTAATGCCATGCGCAAAACGCTCGCTCGCGCCAGTCGATTGATTAAACTCGCGAACGACGTTTGTTAGCGACGTCCAGAGATTGTTGGTCGCCTGCGAGATCGTGAAAGTCGCATTGGCGGCTTTCTGCTCGAGGATGACGGATCCCGCCTCAAAGGCGCGAAAGAACGCCTCTGATGAAATCTGGCCATCCACAATCAGCTGCTTCAACTGAGAGACGGAGCCGCCGGCCTCCTTCAGGCCAGCCGCGGCCGCCTGGGCGATCGTCGGCGCGCCTTCGAGGATTGAGTTGAATTCCTCAGCCTGCACCTTGCCGCTGCCGAGCGCCTGGCCCAACTGCAAGAGGGCACCGCTAGCGGCCTGCGCGTCTGTGCCCGCCACGCGGAGAGCCAAGGCAACGTTGTTGGTAAAGTTGAGCAGTTCGGCGCTGGTGACGCCAAGTTCCTTCTGCGCCTGCGCCGCCTTGCTGTATAGCGAAGCAAGCGTCTCGATCGGTGCGCCATTGGCTATCGCTGCCTTGGACAATCCTTCGTAAACGCGCTCCAGTTCGGCGCCAGAGAGTCCAGCCACCTTCAGCGAGTTATCGATGCGAGTGGCCGCTTCGGAAAGATTGCCAATGCCCCGGATAACATCCGTAAAGACGAAGGCACCAGCGACCGCGGCGCCGGCCTGCACCAGAGAGGCGGTCATTGCCCTCCCTGTGGATGCGGCCTGCTTCTGGATTTGCCCCATTTGGCGGTTTGTTATGCCGCGCGCCTTGCTAAGGGAATTCTGGTAGCCCTTGAGGTCAGCACTCAACTGGACGACGAGGCGTTCAAGATCGGTTGCAGCCATTTGCTTTACGCCTTATGATTGACTCCACGCACGACAAGGGGGGCGGCATGAAGAGGACTGTTCTGGCCGCAGTCGCGGCGATGTTGCCGGCTGGCGCTTCGGCCAACGAGATTGAAGACGCGATGAAGCGAATTGGCCCCGCTTACATGTGCGGGCCGACGCATGAGTACCGAGAGGCTCTGGATGAACTGAAGCGGGCACTCTTGGGTGCCGGAGTCCCAGAGATGTTGGCCGGATATGCGGTCGAAGGCATATCCGACTTCGTCACCAGCGAGCATGCTGCTAAGCGCGAAACGATCACAGCGAAGGAATGCACGGAGGTGTACGGCAGGGCTTAAATCCCGCTGTCATCCTTCGACTGCAGCCATTTCCAAAGATCGTCCGCCTCTGCGTTGGACATCTTCTCTTCGCCACCGCCGTTCGCCTTCACATACCCGTCAAACGCCGCCGCGAACTGCCACATGGACATCGCGTTTATCTGCTGCGGCGTGAAGCCCATTGCGGCGCCAACTCCATAGATCGAGGCGAAGCGGATCTTGCCGTTAGGAAGATCGTCTACGCTGCTTCTGGAATTGGCGCTTCCTGCTCCCCCACTGGCTCCTCTGGCGCCCCCAGCAGGCCGGCGGAGATAACCGCAATGGCGATTGCGTGATTTTCAAGTGGAGGGCGGCGCTCGACGTACTGCCGAATCTTTTTCAGCGCATCGGCGGGAGGCATCCCGCCGCCAACGAGTCCAAGCCGGATGACGTTGGCGATGTCCTGCACGCGCCACTGGTGAGAGTGTAGGCGATGCAGGATCATGTACGGTCCAGCGTCGCACTCCTCTTGCAGCGTGGCGAGCTCGCCCCAACCGAGACGGAACGAATACGTCCCGTCTCCGAAGTCGAGCTCAATCCTGGCATCGCGAGCCATTAGAACGTATCCGTGCGAACCAACTCGCCGTCGGACTGCATGGACACGTTGAGCGTGACGCGGCCGCCCTGCTCTGCGCCGATTTCCAGGGATTCTACGTGCATTTTGCCAGTCCAGGTGACAGTGCCAGTCGAGAATTCGATCTCGATCTTGATCGCCACGGACTCGGTGCTTTCGTACCCGTCAAGCCAGGTCTCCACCGCGGATGCAGCAAGGACGCCCTCGCCGGAAACAGATGCGGAGATGCTCTCCACGTCGCGGCCCAACACAATGGGCTTGTCGGGGTCTTCGCAGTCCGGAAGAGCGACTTCGGAAAGCGACTTGGTGAGCGAAAGCGACTTGGACGTAAACCCGCAAGGTGCGGTGTAGGTACCAGTTCCTGCCAGGTCGAGCAGGACACGGAATTTGCCAAAGCGCGCAGTGATTGGTGCCGCCATTTTGTGGTCTCCATAAAAAAGCCGCTCAGAGCGGCCGCGATGTGGTGGTGATTGGTGATTGGTGAATGGCGGCTACGTGATCTCCACGAACGCCGTAACGCTGATTATCGCGCGATTGGTAACGCCGTCGCTTTCGCGCTGGTAGCGCGTGATCCGGTGGCGAAGGCTCGCCAGTGCATTGGTAGGAAGAGTAATTTCAGCCTCGTGCAGGGCCGCCCGCACCGCTCCGGAAAGCTTGCTTACCTCGGCGCTGCCGTATGCTTCATTCGAGCCCCACGACCAGCAATCGATTTGCATGGTCACCTCGAGTCCGTCGATACAGTCTGCATCGTCCGTAATGGCGTCAGCCGGACCCATCGTGATGTATGGAGGCGTCAAGGTGCCCCCCGGTGGGCGGTCGTAGACGCGTGAGACGACAAACGACTTTACGCCCTCGTCGGCTTTCAGCCTTGTGATGACCGCGGCGCGTAGCTCATGTATTGGATCCATTAGCCGCCTCCCGCCGCCACTTCTCTGGCCGCTTTGTTCACTGCCCGAGTAATCCGGCCTTTGACGCGCTTACGGTTCGCTCTGAATGAGACAAAGAAGAAGGGCGAGGCTGCGATGGCTGGGATCGTTGCGCCCGCAAACATGCCGCCGGCCGTGTGGGCTGCCGTACCGAATTCTACGAAACGGGCGTAATACGCATCCGCATTGCCGGCATAGATCGTGATGGTGTTTTCGCTGCCAGTGTTTCGCATGCCTTGGCCGCGCACAGTTGCGATGGTCAAGGCACCTTTCGGCGCGGAACCCCACGTCCAATCGATACTGTTTTTCAGAGCGCCGCTATCGGTTGGGACAAGCGACTTCATCATGGCCACGATTTCGTCGGCGCCTTGCTGCATCGCCTCACGTATGCGCTTCCGCGCAACAATCGGCAGAAGCGCCAACTTTCTGTTGAGTTTGTCCAGCCCGATGACTTTAGCCGTCATGCGTCTGCCTGCGTGCCAATTGTCGCCAGCATATCGATGTAATCGTTTTTCTGCGACACGTTCACTGGCGGCGAAGTGATTGCGTAGACGGCGCCAGATCGAGCATCAACTGCCCGCCAGGTTGCGTCCAGGGCACGCGTGGCGACATGCGATCGCACGCGTATAGTCACAGGCTGCAGCCCTTGCAGGCGTGCGCCCATGACGGCCTCAGAGCCCATGCGCGGGATAATCTCTGCGGCGTCGGTGAAGACCGTGGCGAAGTCGCCGACGGTTGGTGTGCCGAAGCCGTCATCGCCCGTGGTTCTCTGCTGGAAATGAAGTTTGGCGCGCATACGTCCTGCGGACATTTGATTGCCTTTCGGTTCGTTCTGCTTTGCCGAGCGCCACTGCAGCAGCCGCGCATGCTCGCGTGACGTTTTTCACGTCACCAGCCTTAAAGGCGATCGTTACGGGCGGCCGAGGTTTCCAGTCGTAATCAGCCAGAAACCTCACCCACATTAAAGCGCGACGTCCGGGAACTGGATGTCGACAGCAAGGACGGTCGTCGACTTTGCGAGGCCGATAAGGCAGACATATTCACCGGCGCCGACATCGGCGAGAGGACACAGGCCGCCTGGCGTGTCGCTAAGGTATATTGCTTGGCCGGCGGTCAGGACGGCACCCACAGTAAGGTCGCCGCTCTTGTGAACGGTGATAGGTTGACCGTCCGATGCTCCGTTAAGAGCGATCCCACCAGCCTGGCGAGCGGCGGCAGTTGCCGAATTGCTGTCAGCAAGCATCCACTTTTTGGTGGTCGCGCTTTTGTACACGGATTTTCCGGCCGTAATCGTTTCTCCGGCGGTGCCGTGTTCTTGCGCGGAATTCGAGCCCGCGATGATATCAGATGCAGCTAGGACCAAATCGGCCATTTGAAGTCTCCTGCGGTTGCGCCGCGTCTAAAGATTGATGCGTCAAGCGGTTGTCTCTTCCGGAACCAAGCGCCAGACGCGCCAAGGAGCCAGGAGCGCCCGAACCGATGGCGGCATTACCGCATCGGATTTTTGCTCTCTGTCTGCCTCGCGGTTCTCGTAAAGGTCACCGAGCATGAGTAGAATAGCCGCCACGATAGACGGCTTGACGTGCATGGCGGTGTCGTCATCTGCGGGGAGCGTCTCACCCTCCAGCAAAACGATCCTATCCAGATACTCAACGACGATGTCTTCCGCGGCCGACGTGTAAAGCTCGATCTCGGCGTCATCATCGCTGTGCAGCACGCGAAGGTGCCGCTTGGCGGTTGCTAGATCAACGAGCGCCATGAATTAAGCCGCAATGACTGCGGCCGTGGGCGCGCTGGTAGCCGATACGGAGCCGCTGTCATTGGTTGCAGTTACGGTTACCGTAATGATCTTGCCGACGTCGCCGACAACAGGAACGTAGGTTGCCGCCGTGGTGCCGGCGATGACCGCGCCATCCGCGTTCCATTGCCTGGTGAAGGTTGGCGATCCTGACCACGTGCCAATCGTCGACGTCAAAGTCTGGCCGACCTGAGCGGTGCCTGAAATGGCCGGAAGGATGCTATTTGCTGGAGCGCCGATCCCGATGACCACGCCCGCGCCAAGATAGCTTGCGAACCGCCTCTTGCGGGCAGATGCACTAACCATTTTTCTTTCCCTTTCTACGCACCGTCTGTTCCGGCTCGATCACGAGTTCGACGTAACCAGATGCAAGGAGCTGGCTTGCGATATGCTTTGGCAGATCGATTTCTTCGCCCTTGTTCAGGCGTCCATAGTCGCCAACAAGCGCCTTGAGTGCTTTGATCTTCATCTTCTTCCCGTGGGTGATAGGGGCGGCAATTAAGCCGCCCCATCAACAATTTACGGCGCAGGATTCACGTCGCCGGTAACGAACGCTTCCGGACGGTAAACGGCCAGAGCAAGGCGCTCTTCGATGCGGATCGTGAACATGTTCTTTTCGAAGTCGTCCACGTTCTCGCTCGAAAGCAGCACTTCGACGTCCATGCGATCGAAGATCTGAGCGCCGAGATTGAAGGCGCCGGTCATGAACTCGCCAGCCGTCATGGCCTGGGTCTGAGCAACCGGGAGCCCCCAGAGCGTCGGACCCATCGGCGACATGGCGTTGCCGACGATGTAGTTGCCGCCAAGATCCTTGGTCAGCTCGATCTTCGCCCAATCCGTCGGATGCAGGACGAAACCGCTTGCCGGGTATTCTGCGAGGATGACCTGCAGAACAGCGAGGCGCAGACGATCGATCGCCGTTTCTTCGGCCGGAGTAAACGCCGGAGCGAACGCGGTTGCCTGCGGCAGGATGCCGTGAAGGTTTTGGCCAGTGCCGTCGCCGTTGAGAAGTTGGTTCTCTTCAACGAACTTCAGGCCGTAAGTGCCGCGTGCGTTGATGTAGGATGCCAGTGCCGGCGCATCGTCGAGGATCTGGCGAGAAGCCTTGAAGATGTGGGCAATCGTACGAACCTGGGTGCTGAGCAGGTTGAACGTTAGGTCCGACTTCGGCTTGGTCGTGCCTTCAGCAACCGGGGCGGCGGAGTTGGTGAAGCCCGTCTCCTTGACGTATTCAACGCTGGACGAGGAAGTGCGGCCTGGTGCGATGAGGTCGCGGATCGTGAACTGGCGATTCGGAGGCGTGATGATGCCGGGAACGCGGGCCCCAGGGACCAGCGACGTACCGGCAGACCGACCAGCACCAACAGTGGTATTCGCGGACGTGATGTCGGCACGTTCCATACTGACGCGGAAGCGACCACGCTCGTTCAGGCTGAGACGGCCATTTTCAAAGGAGGCGTTTTCGACAATGTGGTCGCCAATTCCACGAGCCAAAGGATCGCCACTTTCGCTGACGCGGTCGGCAGCCTTCTCGAGTTCGCGAACGCGGGTGACGGTCTCGCCGAGCTCAGAAAGAGCCTTGTCGACCTTGCCCTTCAGTTCCGCGGAAACCTCGCCGGTTGCTTTCAGCTTTTCGGTGAAGTCGGAGCCAAGGTTGCCTACCTGCTCCTTAATGGAGGCCAAAGACTGGCCAAGCTCGCCGATCTTTTCGGCAAGTGCATTATCGGACATGAAGTCCTCCTGATTTTTGGGGATTTACCGTGTGATTTTGAATGAACGCGCTTCGGTAAGAAGCCTTTCGACCGCTGCCAAAGCGGCAGCATCCGCATCGACATCAGGTTCCCCCTGATCCTTCTTGAGGTAGAGCCGAGCGGCCCGCTCTGCCTCAGAGCCCGTCAAACCCATCAGTCCCCTGATGCCGTTTTCGAACTCGCGAACTGTTACGCTCTCGCCTGATCGCATCTTGGCTACCAGTACTTCGGCGGATTCGGCCCGAGCCTGATTTTGCGCCTTTACGCGCCGCACGTATGCCGGCTGCGTCTCAGCGCCGAAGCGCTCGAGCGTTTCTTCCATCGTCGCGATGCGGTCGACCATACCGCGGTCCATCAGGGCCTCGGCGTAAAACACCCTACCCTGCCCGAAACCGTCCTCGACCTTGCCGACGGTGGTGCCTCGACCTTCCGCAACAGCGGAAATAAAGCGGCTGTACGACCGGTTTACGCCGTCCTGAATGTGCTCTAGCGTCTCCTTGCCAAGCGGCTCGGTCTCGTTGCCTTCGACCTTGAACTTGCCTGCCGAAATGTACGTGCGCTTAATGCCGCGCTTCTCCAGCGCAGCGGAAACATCATCGTGGGCCGTATAAACCCCGATGGAGCCAGCTCGCCCGGAGGGCGTAACGACAATTTCGTCGGCGGCCGATGCGATCCAGTATGCCGCGCTCGCCGCGAGGCTGTTCACCTGCGCGATGATGGGCTTGTCGCCCCCGCGAATGCGACGAATCTCGGTGGCCAATTCTTCCGTGCCGGGGACGGACCCGCCAGGGCTGTCAACATCCAAGATGACCGCCTTGACATCCTCATTGGACAGGGCGGAATGCAAGGAGCGGCGGATACCTGCGTAAGACGTCCCGCCCGACATTGCGGAAAACGCGTCCATCTTGTTCGCCAGGACGCCATAAACCGGGATAACAGCAACATTGCCGTCGATTTCGGCGATTTCCTTGGCTCTTGCGTCAGATACAGCCGCCGCGAACTCGGTCGAGAACAGCTTCTCGCCTTCCGCCCTGGCGACCAGAACGTCTGCCAAAACGGCAAGTTTTTCGCGCTGAATAGCCCATGGCTCAGCCATGAACGCCGTCAAAACGTGCTCAAACTTCATGATTTGTTCCCTATGCAGCGCGTTTTAGCGGCTGTTCTTGCGAGTTCGGCGGATTTTCCATCGTCTCGCCAAGTTTGTTGAGCGGCGTCATCGTGCCGTTGACTATCGCGGTTTCTCCGCCATCAACCGGAGCCTTGTTTTCGTAAGATCTGGCTTCGTTCGGCGTATAGATGCCGTTAGTGACCATCTTCGACAGGAAATCGGCCCTCGCCGCACTATCGCCTCGGAGAAGGCCTTCGATCGAGAACTTCACCACGGTCGTTTTGCGCGTCTGCGGCGTCAGAAGGTCACGATAGATCGCCGACTCAATGCTGCGAAGCATCGGAACAAGGCATGTCTTGGTGAACTGCAGGATCAACTGCTCGATCCCGCTTCCCCATGTCGTCGTGCCGTTAGCTGCGTGACCGATCATTACTGGCGGGACGCCGAAGATGCGGCAAATCTGCTCGACACTGTACTGCCTACTCTCCAGCATCTGCGCATCTTTGGGATTGATGTTCAGTGAGTGGGGCGTCAATCCTGCTTCCAGGATTGTAACCCCCCCTGCTTTCTCGGCACCCGCAAACTGCGTCAACGTGTCAGAAATCTGCTTCCGCTGTTCGGGCTTCAGTATTTGGTCTGACGAAAGCAGCGTCGTTCCGAGCAGCCCGTTCTTGAACATCCTGCCGCTGGCTTTTTCGCCAGAAAGCGCATTGCCGATCACGTTTCTCTCGACGCTGATCGGCGAGAGCCCGCGATCGCAACCGGGCAGGAGGGCGCCGCGGATATGCAGCATATTCTCCGCAGAAATCTTGCGCTTGCCGCCCTTGCCTCGACCGTTAACTCGCTCCGTCACCTCGTAGTAGCGTGCGTTGCGGTCGTCTCTGCAAACTTCAACGCAAAGCGGGTCGAACGGAATAAGCGAGGACAAGGAACTGCCGCGCATCTTCTTCTCGGCGAAGAAATTGCCGTCTAGGCAGAGGCACATCGCCACCATGGCCCAGAAATCTGCGGCCGTGTCGTCGAAGTTCGGCATGTCGTGCAGGAGCTCATAAAGTTGGCTCTCGCGGTCGACAGTCACGCCGTCGTCTTTGTATACCAGACACGGCAGCGTCTTGATGGAGTTGGCGATCAGGTTGACGCACGCCCATACAGCATCAAGCTGCATGGCCTTATCGTAGGTAACCGTCTCGCCGCTGGTGGACTCCGTCCCGTAATACGCCCGCCAAGGGCCGGACAAGAGGCCGAACGGCCTCCCAATCCACTGCATCAGGCCCATGGCCACTCCTTACTCACCAAGTAACGGTGATCATGTTGTTGACGAAGTCGTCGAGGTTTGCATCGGGCGCGGCTGCACCGTCGACCGCAGCCCCGACCGCCATGCACAGGGCCACGGCAGCATCTATCCGCCGATGCGCCAAAGACTTGACCAGGTACTTGTTTTGAAGCGCGTCAGGCTTGCTGAAAGTCGCCGCCATCATCGCGGTCATGAGAAGCGGATTGCTCCTAAGTCTGATTCTGCCGTCCACGATAAGCGACTCGACCTCGCGGATTGAGCCAGGCATCCAAAGCCCGCCGGGTTCCGGAAGCCCTTCTTCTTGCGCCTGCTCGACAAGAGCCTCATCTGGATTGCTGCGCCGCAAGCCGCCCTGCGGATGGTTTCGGTGCACCAGATCGAGGCCGAGCTTGCCGCACTCTTCCATGAATTCGGCATAGGCATACTGATCGTACGCAATGGCCTTGATATCCAGGCTCTTGGACGACTGGAGAACGCTATACGCCACATAATCGTAGCGGATTCGCTCGCCGGGTATGGCAATCAGATACTTATCGGCCACCCACTGGAGGTAAGGCGCCTTGTCCTTGTCGGCCCGCTCCTTGAGCGTGTCTGCCGGCGTAAAGCTGTCAACCCATGCGTCAAATGTTGGCGCAAGGAATGTGCTTCCGTCTGGCCTCGTCATTTCCTTGTGCCCTGTCGGCACGACATAGGCGACGCAAGTCATGTCCTTATGGGACGAAAGGTCGACTCCTAGGAACGCCGGCTTTCCTTCGTGCTCCTCGATGTCGAAGTCACACATCACTGACTCGACAGTCTTTCTCGGCATCCAAGACGAATGCGCATCGGTCCAAACGCAGAAATACAGGCGCAAAATACCTGGAGCATCGCTGGGAAAATTCTTAGCGAATGCCACCTGAGATGCGATGTACTCCTTACTGACCGTTACGCCCAAAAGCGGGTTCGTCTTGGCCCAACAGGAGTCGTCCTCCAGCGGGTCATCGCCCTTGTCCAGGGCGCAAACATACGAGAATAGCTCATCCGAGCCAGGCCACGTCTCTCCGACGTAGGCATACTCTTCGTCTGGCGTTTGCGTCCCCGCTGCAACAGCACAGGCCATCTCGTGCTCGCGCCAGCAGACCGAAAGCCTATCGCTGCCGCTGTTCGTGATCATCATCAACAGCGGCTGGCGTCGGAACTTAAAGCCCGCCTCCAGCATGCGCATGATCTCGGGCCCAGGGTGCTCGTGCACCTCGTCGCAGAGTGCAAAATGCGGACGCAACCCCGAGCCCGTCTTACCAGCTTCCTTCGACATCGGGCGAAAGAACGATGAGGTCTTTAGATGGGCAAGGTTGTATTCCCTCTCAAAGCCTCCGCTCGGCTTAATCTTCTTCGAAAGGTCCGGAGACTGCCGCATCATTTTGACGGCGTCTCGGAACAGAATCGATGCCTGCTCCTTCGTCGCTGCCGCCGCGTAAATCTGTGCGCCAGGTTCGTTGTCGTAGACTAGGCCGTACAAGCCGATGCCACCAACCAGCGGTGACTTGCCGCAGCCTTTACCCGCCTCGATGTATGCGCGACGAAAACGCCGAGTGCCGTCGGCTCGCTTCCATCCGAAAATGGAGCCTAGAATGAACTCCTGCATGGGCTGCAGAACGAACGGCTGATTATCGAACTGCCCCTCAGAGAGGCGAAGCTTGCGCTCGAAGAAGTTGAATACGCGGCGAGCGGCGGAATCATCCCAATGAAGGCCGCGATCGGCCGCGTTTGCCAAATCGTCGAGGTGCCGGCGGCAGGAGTTGCGTACGTGAGGCCCAGCCACAATAGAGCCGTCAAGAACAGCGTGCGCATATGCATTAACCCTATCCAGTGCCGGAGTTTCGTCGTCAGCCACAGTCGGCCACTTAGTCGAGGCCGTCTTCCTCGTCGTCCTCTTCATTCGGCACCGTCACTTTTGTGGCGTCCGCAGGAGTCGCGCCCATCTGTCCAAGCATCTGCCGCAAGAGGTTCATGGCCTGAACGCCAACCTCCTGGCCAGCCATGATGCGACCCTGAATATTCGAAGCCATGCCGACGAGTGTCCTATGCGACTGGTTCAGCCACGGCAGTTCGTTCTGGAAAAGCAGCCATGCGGCCTTTGCCTTGCACTGATCTGTGTCGGCGATCCATTTCGGTGGAGTACCAAGAGGGCCGTTCGCCTTAGGTTCGGCGCGGTCCTTGAAGCGGCCAGCGTTGACTTTGTCTCGCCCCTCAGCCTTCGCCTTGGCGAGGGGATTTCTTGGACGCGGCATGAAATTCTGCTCCACAACAAACAATAAAAAAGCCCGCTGAAAGCGGGCCTAGGAGCCTAGGTTGGAAAGCTCAAGCCTTTCTAAGGCCTGGGTCGCCAAAATTATCCGGTCCTCGATAACCCAGGGCCTTCGCCTTCTGGTCAGGAGTCAGCGTCGCAAAAAATCCTGTCGTTGGCCTAGGGACCGCGTATGAAGGCTCAGGTTTCGCTAGCGGCTTAGAACCAACGAAAACCCGGCTAAATGCGGCAGAGGCTTTAGCTAGAGCGTTCTTCATCACACCTTTTTCCTACAATAAACGGCACCCGTTCTGGGGCGGACGACATCAAAACCGAACGTATTCTCGTATAGGTCAACGAGTTTTTCGTTAAGCGGTTCCAAAATAATATCTTTCTTGCCCCTCGCCTGAGCATAGTTGGCGATTGCTTCAAGCGCAACCAGCATTCGACGGCCTTTGAGCGGGCAGTCCAGTCGCGGGTCGCCTTCGACAAATTTAACTTTCACGCTCTGTCCGGTCGTCAGCGCCAATCCAATCCCGCAAAGCCGCTCACCTTGCCAAATCGCAAACTCAAATTGGTCGGGTTCCCGAAATCGGCGGCGAATTTCAGACCAGTCGAATTCGGTATTCTTCCACTGATTCGCAATTGCGTCGAAGCTGCGATGGCTCCACTCAGTTATCTGAAACTTTATTTGGAGATGAGGCTCAAGGTTTGCAACGGCCGCTCTTCGGGCGTCGTGCTGATTCTGCCGATACCGTTGTTTTGCCCGCGCGAATTCGCTCACCGTCAACTCCAAGTAGATCAGCGAGACAAATACCTATCAAGTTGCACGGTTTGCAAGAGTTCTGCATCGAAATCCCAAACTTACTAAGGGTCATAATCTGAATTGCAGATGTGTGCGTTCTTGGGTGCCGCCGGTCCCGCTGAAGAGGGTTTTCCGACTTTTTCGGCACCCCCGTCATCTGGGCCACCCGTTGGCGTCGAATGAGATCACTGTCTTGCCGTGGTCTTCTAACTGGGCATCGCTATCGTGGTGTGGCTTACAGAGGCTCTGGTGGTTGCTAGGATCAACAAACAAATCCCAATCCCCTCTGTGCGCGATGCGGTGGTTCACAACCGTGGCAACCTCGACAACCTCTGCAAGTAGGCACCGCTCACATAGCGGCTGACGCATCAACTGCTGTTCTCTAAGGCCGTTCTTGCCTCGCCAGATTGCCAGCTTATACAAGCGCCTATAGCGCGCCGCCTCTTCACTGCGATGGTCGGTCATGAGCTCCACGCAAAAAGGAAAGCGCCGAGCTCAACCAGTCTGTGCACGCACAGTGGGAGCCCGGCGCATGATTGCCACGTCGCGAGAGGAGGCGCGCTGCGGCAATGGGGTAGACGACACGAAGGCGGAATGGATCCCGCGTTGGCGTAGATCGCCAACCCCTTGCAAGCGCGTCGTATGAGTAACCCAGACGGGGTGCGCTATAGCTAAGCGTGTCTGGCCTTGTGGATGGGTGCGGCAACCGTCATGAGCATGCATGCTGCCGTTGTTATCCGCACCCGACGACGATGCCCATGACGAACCACGGACAACTCGCAGGTAGTTCCCGCATTCATCGCTGACGCGGGCTCGGTCGCAAATGAAGCTGCGCACCGAAAAAGTAGACCCGGCGCTGTGGCCGGGTCGTTAAAATATCTTTCAACTAGATACGTCACATCGCGCCACGAATGGGCACCCGTGGTTCAACTTTTTTGTTGTCGTTCGCGGCAGCCAGTGTCTTAGCGGCTTCGATGAGCGCCGCCTTCCCCGCGCGGTCCGCATATCCCTCGGCGTAACCTAGCCGCAGGCCGATTGATTTCAACGTCCCACGAGCGGCGACTTCTTCAACGACCGACGCGACCTCGCCCTGCCGAATTTCGGGCGCTTCCCAAGCCTGCGCTCCACTAGATGAATTGCCGCTTGGACGCGAGACGCCGCCGAGGAAGCCAGCGCCTTTCGCGACAGCTGTTTCGCATTTCGTTGCTGGTGCCGGCAGTTCATCGAACGATACGGAACCGTCCACACCCAAACTGCGCAGCAGGGCGCGGTTTGCTTCAACGTCAGCCTGCGGATCGAGCATAGGCGGCAGGACTGGTCTGTCGGACACGTTCCTCGGCAAGGGCGACGCGTCCATCGGCGACGGTGTAGTCGGTTTTGTTTCGAGGTAACGTTTGGGGCTGCGGTGCGATGAGTTGCTACTTCCGCCAGCCTTGACGCGATCGACGGGCCGAAGCTTGTGCCCCTTCTTCGTCACGGCCCACTCAACCAGCCGACCGTCGCGGAATTTCAGCGAGCCTAGAGCAATACGCTCGCCGTCTTCGTCAGCTTCCACTGTCAGCCCGGCGCCGATGTGGCGAATTCCCTCCCTGAAGTACGATCGGAACGCATCGCTGGCGGCCTTCAGTAGCTCGCCCACTGTCGGGCGAATTTCCTGCTTGCCATCCTCGGCATCGTCGCGCCAGTTGCTCGCGGGCCTGGGTAGCGCTGCCGCTAATGCCGGCGCGAGGTCAGCATGATTGTCGAACAGCCACCGCAGCGCAGGAAGCGTGCCGCGGTAACGAGGCTGGCGGGCTTTGCGGGGTTCGTTGTCGTTGGCGGCTTTTGGGAGGCGCTCGGCCGTGAAGGCGGCGCTGAAAGACTTGAACTTCAATTGGCGTCCTCCTCGGCTGCCTTGTTGGTGACGAGCCGGATTCGCTTGTTGTCGTTGGCAGGCACCAGAGACCCTGCATCCGTGATGGTCGGCCGCATTGCTGCGGCGTCGTTCAATTTTTCAAATCCTGCCCGTTGGCCGCGCGGGAGGTGGAAATCGTGCTTCATGGCCGGCGCTGCGCCGCGGCCTGGGAATGGGCCGCCCTGAGTGCGATGGGAATTTCTGATCATGAGTGCTCCTTCTTTTGGAAGTTGTGAAATTGTGAACTTGTGCAAGCTCTCTGACAGACAGAGGGAAACACCCGAAAGGCCGAGGAGAAGGAATGGAATGCACAAGTTCACAAGTAGAAGAAAAAAGAGTGATTCTTATCTATTACTATATTGTTTTTACTGGTATTTTTCGCGTGACGCGTACTTGTGGCGCGCTTCAAAGTTCGTCACAACGCCACAAGTTCTAGGACGACGTCGTCACAAGTTGTGGCTCATCTTGTGAAGCCGCCACAAGTTTGAACGAGCCTCGAGCGCCAGGTTTCGCTTGCGGCTTCAGGCTGGTGACCTTGCCCGTGTCGATGAGCCACTGGAGTGCCTTCGACACATCATCTGCCTCTGCGCTGCTCACCCCTTCCCGCTGAAGAAGGAAGGACCAGGGCAACGTGTTGTCCTTGGCGACTTCCAGTGCGCGTACAACGGCCTTGCGCAGTGATTCCGCTGTGGAGCCGGACATATGCCGGTTGACCCCCTCAGTGACGATCTGGATGGATCGGTGGACGATCGCCCAGCCCCAAGCGACATCCTCTTCGGTAATGGCCGGAGCGGAAGGATTCCGGCTTACGGCTCGTATACTGGCGAGGCGGATCGTGTTCTCCGCAGCGCGTCCGTTGATATGGTGCTCCCGCTCATTCCAAGCGCGATCGTGCTGCCACATGAACACTTCCGTCCAGAGCCGATAAGCATCACCGCCTTCCCCGCCGTCAAAGGGGATCATCAGCTTCTTCGCTCCGGACCCTTTCGGTGTCGGAAAAACGGTTTGCGCCTGCCTCAAGGCTGCGACCAAGGCCGCCGGTGTTTCGGCTTTCCTGTTGAGCGATGGCGGCTTTATCTCGGCCGGTCCGGTCCCCTCTATGAAAATGAACCGTGACAAGAAACCGTCATTGAGAGACGCGTCGGAAAGACCCGCGTAAAGCGTCGTTGGTGTTGTCATTCCGAGGACCGTCAAGGCGGGACCTTCGATCGGACTATCGTCCTTCTTCGTTTCGTCGGACGCATATTGCCGGCCGTGGAAGACGCTGTCGGCCTGGTCGTAGATGGCCAGCAGGAACTTCCGAATAGATGCCGATGCCGCGTTCGTACGCTTCGCGTTAATGTCCTGTAGCGTCACACCGAATTCATCCATTACAACGACAGTTGAACTGTTCTTGCGAAGCATCCGTTCAATCGCCGCATACGAGGTCGGGTCTCCGTTCGTGACGGCGCCTGGCTTGCCCGAGCTCGATGCGAGCGAGACGATCGACTTGGGAGCATGCCCCTTCCCGCTCGCCACACCCATCACGGTCGTCAAGAACAGGTTCAGGCCGCTTCTGGTGGGACCAAGTGCTTTGTCGCCGAACATACCTCCAAGCAGCGCCAAAGCCGACGTAAGCGATAATTCCGGAACCGGAATGATTGCGGTCGAGGTGATCCAGCGACTGACTTCGGCGAGAAGTCCGCCCGCAGATTCTGGCTGGAACGGGTCTGGGTGCATCCGCGGAATCGCTGGCAAGTCGCGACATGGTTCGGCTACTGGCACATTGTCGTTCGCCGCGGCTGGCACTCGGCTTTTCGCATTGAATTTGGCGACGATGCCTGTCGCGGCATTGTTACCAGCCTCACGGGCTTCGGCGTGAGGCGCTCCGAATCTCACCCAGATGCGCTCAAAGTCCTTGATCGGATCCCTGGTTTCGTAACGGCGGAACCAATCGCCGGAAGCCGCAAGGAATACCGCACATGCCTGTTCTGGCGTCAGCCCGTCAAAGGCGAGTTGCTCCACAACTTTCGCTGCCCAAGCAGAACGATCGCCTACCTCATTCGCCGCAAGCAGCTCCGAAGCCGTTGCGGAAATGTCAATTCCGTCCAACGATGGCAAATCACCCAGCGACACAGCCGAAGCTGTTTCCGGTGCAGACTGCCAAGGCTGAATAGCGGCACTTAGTTCGTCGACCGGCGTGAGCGAGCCATCCCAAGACTGAGCGATTCTTACCGCACTGGGATTCGGGCTGCGCCCTCTGGCCAACTTTTTGGCGTTTGGCCAATTCAGGCACCCAGGCACCCGCCACACATGCGAGACGTCGACGGTGCAGTGATCTGAGTTGGCCGCGCGCTTCAAAGCCATGGCAAGCGGCTTCGCTTCGCCGGGCGGCAGCGGCTTATCGAGCAAAAGAAAGCATTGAAAGTTGCCGGGCGAGCTCTCGATCACGTAATTCGGATCGGTAGGCATCGCACCGGCGCGACCCGTATCGTCATCCATGTCGGCCACGATGGCCAAGACTGCTACTACGTCCGCCTCTGCGCCCTTCTTGCCGCGCTCGAGGGATTGCCGCATCAGGTTCGGGCAAATGTAGACGTTGGCGTTTGGCGTGGAAGCGTGAGCCATGACAGCGTCCACCATGCCGTCGACGTCACCAACGGCGTGGTGGCTGATGGTGCCGCCTGATCTATCCTCGCCTGTCGGGTTTGCGAAAAACGTCGACACGACGAATTTGCCTTGGATGCCGGCGGCCAACTGGTGAAGCATTTCGATATGGGTGCGGATCGCCGCTTCGTCGAAGGCTGGCGTGGGGTCAGAAAGTCGATTTGCAGGAGAGTTCATCGGCGGTCACGAGCTCCGTATAGGTGGAAAGGGCGAGTGCAGTGATGGCTTCTGCGGTGGGTTTGGAGAATGTGACCGACCGGCGGCCTCCGAGCGCCGTCGGCGCGTATGAAATAAACCGACCTTCCGGCGTCTTGAGGAGCCGCATCCCGTATATTCTGATGGCCTCGGTGATCTGCAGATCGAACTGGGCAACGAGCACCATCTCCCCGCCACCCCGATGGCCACCGGTGGAAAGGTTGAGGATCCTCATGCGGTCCATCGCTTAAAGATTACGACGTCTCCACGGCGCTCAAAAGTCGCCTCTAATCCATGAAGCTCGACGCTGTCTTCGACGCTGGAAAGTCCGACTGCCGACAGGAACTGGGTAAATTCCTGCTGGCCGTCGCGCTGGACTTCGTAGCTCGGCGCTTCCAGGGTGAAAGTGAAGTGCTCAATGCCCCCCGACTTTAAGAACCGAACATCAACGGAGAGAAACAGATAGCAGCGACGGCGCGACACCCGGCTTCCGGTTACCACAAACGCATTCGCCGCATCCCTGTCCCGCCCAAGCTTCTCGTTGAGTGCCTGGCGGACAAGTCCGGCAATCTCGAAGTCGGGGCAAAAAATGTCTCCCATTGAACGTAGTTGGCGAGTTCCCTCGGCGAACCGGATGCGCCGCCGATCGCCATCCTTCTCGACGCCTGCCGGCGCAAGAACCGGCGATCCATCCAGGAAAGCGCAGACTTCGCGCGCGCCGTCGTTGTAAATCGTCAGCCCATAACCTCGCACTGGCCGGCTCTCGACAGTTCTCATCGGCCCGTCTCCCGATTGAGATAGGCCTCAACCGCTTCAGCCAACCAATCAATGTCGGCTTCACGTGCCACGAAGATGCGCGTGTCGTCTGGCCCGATATCGGTGGGGCTGATCTCCTGAACGCCGGCAAGCGCCCATTTTCCGTCGTGCTCCTGAAATGTAAGTGCGTTCAAAGCGCAAATCTCCTCTCGCCGGCGCGCGGCCGGTCGGCAATGGTTGATAATTGTTGCGGTGCTTAAAATTGAGCGGCGGTTCGCTGGTTTGGTGAAAAGGTTTAGGCGGCTCTCTCTTCAACTTCGATAAGCCATTTGGCTAACGAAGAGCGGCGAGCGGCCACGGTGCCGCCGAGCTTGAACGACGGGATGATGCCGTCGTATGAAAGTCGGTAGGCCTGGCGCGGCTTCACTCCCAAGAATGCCGCAATCGCGTTTGCACCCATCAACAGGTCGCCTTGGATATTATCATTCGCAGCCTTCATTTTTTCTCCTCTTGGGGGTTGACACGTTCTGTTTACATGGTGTAATTTCGAGAGTGGATTGGTTTGCCTTCATCTCATTTTCCGTATAGGACCGTTTTACATTTTTGTCAAGGTTTTTCTCGCCTTGATTGTGCTTACGCATGCGCCGTGATATCCGTGCGCCTCAAATCAGGAGGTCGAGGTGGCGGTAATCAAGAGGCGCAAATGGACAAATGCCAGCGGTGAGCACGTAGCCTGGCAACTTGATTTCACCGACCGTTTTGGAAAACGTCACCGCGAACAGTTCGCGCTGAAACGCGATGCCGAGACTCGCCTTGGCGAACTGCAAGGCACTACCCGCGCCGGCACATACCGGCCCCTCGCCAATCGCGCCGACGTTGCGGAGGCCTGCAAAGAGTTCTGCAAGTACATGGAAGGTCGCCGTGACCGCGGGGAGAAGGTGACGGAAACGTACCTGCGAAGCATCCGGCAGTATTGTGAGAATTATGTCGACCCAGCTGGCGATTATGTCGTTCGCCGGCCCGGGACCAAGAAGAAAGACGCGGTCGGCTTCAAGGGCGGCATAGGCGCAATTAAACTGGCCGATCTCACCGCTGCTCGCGTCGTTAAGTTCCGAGACGACATGCGCAACCATGGCGCCGGCATAGTCACCACTCGCCGCGTTCTTGGCACGCTGTCGCGGATCCTGAAGCATGCAGTCGAGAAAGACATGGCTGTCCTGAACGTGGCCAAAGGCATACGCGTGACCGGCACGCGCGACGAAGATTCGGAAAAGGTGACGCCGCCATCTAAGGCCGATCTAGCCGCCCTCCTCAAGGCCGCAGATCCGGACTTCAAAATTCGGGTACAATTCGCTGCGGCCAGTGGGCTGCGCGCGTCAGAGCAATGGGCGCTGCGGTGGAAAAACGTGGATCTCGAAACAGGCAAGGTAACCGTCGACAGCCGAGTCGACGCGTTTGGCGGCATTGACACTACGAAGAGTAAAGCCGGGAAGCGGACTGTCCCCATTGGCAAGTCGATGGTTGACGCGCTCGCCGCTTGGCGTGAACGTTCCAAATACAAAAAGGACGCAGATTTCGTCTTCCCTGACGGACGCGGAAACTTCACTCGGCATACGAATATGACAAAGCGATTCTGGAACCCGCTCATCAAGGTAGCAGGAATCGATCCGATCGGCTGGCACGCGTTGCGGCACTTCGCCGTGAGCACATGGATCGAAGCGGGCCTCCAACCAAAGGCAGTTCAGACGCTCGCAGGCCACGCCTCTTACGCCATCACGATGAACCGCTACGGGCATCTTTTTCCGTCAGAAGACCACAAAGCCGCATTTGACAAAATCGCTGAGACTTTGGCATAGATGGCACATGGCGGTCACATGGCACGCTGTATGCCCTGAAAAGTAAGGATTTACCACGCGACTTTTAATCAGTAGGTCCAGGGTTCGAATCCCTGCGCGCTCACCACTGCGCCCTTGCCGACGCCATACTCGCGCGCTCTATTGCCTCCCAGTCAGCGCGGTGCCTGTCGGCCCTCACCTATCATAGTGATCTCTTGCGTTTGCCGGCGGCCTGGGCGAATCTCTGATTCCCATTTCTTGAACTGGCATGTGAAACCGATGAGCAGCAAAATTTTTGAGACCTTGACCGGCATGTACTTCACGATGGACGCCCCCGATGGGAGTTACTCCACTGGTCAAGTGATCCGTCTTGCTGCCGAGGGACTCTATTTCGTTCGGTTCGACGGCAACGAGGTTACATTGCCCCTGGAACTCGTGACAGTCGGCGAGATGCTGGACACCACCGAAGAAGAGTACAAGCTCTGGCGGTTTTTCGACACGATCGAGGAACGGGACACGTGGATCGAATGGCTGGACGCGCCGTCTAAGCCGCGGGTCATCTCGCTTGTGAAGCCGACCAAGTAACACGTTCGAACCTGTGACGAATGGCCAATATCGATCAAATAATCATGTTTGGCGCCGGTCTCTGGATGACAGCGTCAGGCTTTGGCTTCGTTCAGACGAACACTCAAATGCCGTGGCTCGTTCAACTTACAAGGCACTTTCTCTGGATGGGGCCGCTGTTGATCGTTATCGCTGTGGTTCTGCTGTTTGCCCCAAGTTAGCGACATAATTTCCGAATGGCCGTAGATGATGGGACGAAGAGGTGAATTGATTGCGGTGGCAGTGATCATCATCTCCGCCTTTGTGCTCGTGTGGCTGCCATTTGCCTTCGGTTGAACGCTGAAAAGATCAGCATGGCGCTTGGACAGGAGCCACGTCTAATTGGTGAGCGCGTGTCCGTAAACGCGGCTCCGTTTGACGCCGTTATGCCAGTCCGCCGATTCGAGTTAGTCTTTATGCCTTGGTAGCACTACATCCGTGCTGCGGGCTTCGTATAAAAAGCAATAAATCAAATCGCCCTGCACAACCAGAATTGAGCAAATCACTCGCATCAACACGTGGTCTGGAGTAAGCGATATTGAAGCGTAACGTGCGTGCCATGAGACTGCTCGCCCTGGCGGCCATTCTGATCGCAGTGCTGCTGTTGTTCCTGCTCGTATCCGGATTTGCCGATGTCCCCTGTCAGGACGGCACCTGGGACCCGAACAGATATACCTGCGTACATACAGGGGTGACGTCATGAAGGCTGCCCCTCGGCACTCTCGCATGCTATAAGAGATCGATGACCGAAAACGAACAGCAGTACGAGTTTTCCGAGTTCTCCGGCGAATTCGTCGACGACGACATCATGGTCACTATCGGCATATACCGCCCGGCCGGCAGCAACGCAGACTGGACGCTCGAGGTCGTCGATCAAGAGGGATATTCGACCGTCTGGGATGATCAGTTCGCTACCGACCGCGATGCTTTCCAGGAATTTCTGGCGACCGTCCATCGCGACGGGATACGCAGCTTTCTCGATCAGTCGATCCGCACCGTCCATTGACGCTGCTGATCTGCGCCGATTTGCCCCGTCGCCTTCACGACGGCAGGCTCGTTCCGCCCGCAATGCCGCTGATGTGATCAGGACACGGAAAATCGCGCTTGATGTAAATGTGCAAAAGCGCTTTACCTGCCCATGTATTTTTGAAGAGGCGTACCGGAATCGCGGAATCAGACCTTTCTCGCTGATGAAACCGCAGATAGCGTCTCTGCGCAGCTGCATTCTGGCTGCGTCCCCGAATCCAATGAAGGCAACTGGATGAGGGCTTGCCCCGCCATTGTGCGGGGCTTTTTCGTGGCCGATGGTACAGCTCGGGCAACCAATTCGAGGCACCCGACACGGAATCGTCCGCTCTCCCTCATGCCCATAAGGATGCGGTCGCGACGTCCGTTTGTAGCCCATTTTAGTCAGAGAGTAAGCATTGCGCCTCGAAATAGGTTGTGCTGCAATTCGCACTCAACCGGAGTGCTGCCATGTTCGATAATGAAGAGATCGGCATCCCCTGCCCCGAATGCGGCCATGAGACCAGCAGGCCTGTCGCTTGGGTGAAGGCGAACGACGAACTCCCCTGCAGGAGATGTGGGACCGCCATCGTGTTGGCGAACGAAAAGCACTTGATCACGATAGAGCAAGTCGCCCGGAACATGACGAAACTCAGACGATCGCTGGCAAAGTTCCGCAGGAATGCTCGTGGTGCGCGTTGGCACCGGTGA